ATTTGAGGAAGCTGGCAATCGATCTTGAGAAACACGGCTTCAAAGAATTTAATACAGAAGCCAGAGAGCAAATGTTTCGTCCAGTAGAAGTATTAGATCCACAGCTTAATGAACTTGACGGTAGAACTATTGGTAACGGTTCTATTGGCAATGTCATGGTACGCTTCAGAGAATGGGAATGGGGTGGTGATAAAGGTGTTTCTTCTGATTTGCAGAAAGTCCAAATACTCCGTTTAATTCCTTATATCCGAGACTTTGAAGATTTTGATCAATTAGACGAGTCTTTGGAAGTTATTGAAGGTTCTGATTCAGAGCCGGATTTCAAAAATGAAGAAAAAACAGATGCAGCTGATCTGTATTAATTCCTAATTAACTTTTAAAACAAGAGGCTTAGGAGTTGACACTTACGGCCTCTTTTTTATCGAGAGGAGACCTTCATTTTGGTTAATAAAACAATAGAATACTGGACTGAATACATAGAATTAACTGGTAAAGAGCTCGGCGGAGAGTATGCTGATTTTGAGATAGTTGCTATACAGGTTTTAGATGGGGAGTTTGATAATTTTGAAGAGGGGGTTTTAGAAAAAGCCTTTAGAGACTTCTTGGCGCAAAAAGCAAAAGAGTTGGGGGTGTCAGATGAATCCTAACCTCTTTAGAGATTGGCGTTATCAAGAAGAGTATTTCAATCAAGAAGAAAAACCAACAAATAATAATGATGGTGATTTCTATAACAGAATGTCTAGGGAAAAATGGATACCCGAACAAATGGAAAAAATTAATAACAATAATAAAGTTGAAGAAGAATACAATTATGTTACAGCAGACCATTATAAAGATGTTTTTAAAGGGCACCAGTTTGTACAAGTAGCGCTTGGGTTGACAAAACACCTGCCCCGAGAAGAGGCGGTTATAATGTCTCATGTTTATAAGTACTGTTTCAGAATTGGTAAAAAAGACAACGACATGCAAGATGCTCAGAAAGCAGAGATGTGGTTGAAAATTTTACAAGAGTACTATAACAGTAATTTAGAAGACATGCCCGAGGAGCTTAGATGACAGATTCAGATTCTGGTCAAGTTATTTTTGACTTAGAGTGTGATGGGCTATTAGACGAAGCTACAAAAATATGGATAGGGGTTACCAGAGATATAAATACAAAAAAAGTACGTATATTTTCTGATTATGTAACCCCGGATTCAAAACTATACCATAAAGTACAACCCCTTTCTGAATTAACAAGCTTTTTAGAATCTTGCTCATTAGCTATCGGGCACAATATAATCTCTTATGATTTCCCTATCTTAAAAAAGATAGTGGGATGGGTCCCCCCTCCTTCTTTGAAACCTATAGATACACTGATACTTTCTATGGTTATGGATTATAAACGTTTTGGTTTTGATGGACATTCAATGGAGCGGTGGGCTAGATCTTTTGGGGAGAGTAAAACGGAGATTGAAGATTGGTCTTACTGGTCAGACGATAAAGCAGACCGTTGTGTCAGAGATTGTGAAATAAATGAAAAGATTTTTGAAACAGTAAAATGGGAAGCTAATCATAGAGCGGAGACCAAACCCGCTATTAAAAAGTCTATAGCAGCAGAACACGCTACTTTTAAATTCTTTGCCAAAGCAAAAGAACGTGGCTGGTTAGTAGATGTCCATAAGCTAAATAGAACGATGGAACGCATGGAAAAATACATGTCTAGCATCAAGTCTATTATTGAAGCAGAGATGTCACCAATCATACGTCCTAAGTACACTGGTGAAAATAAGACGAGGACCCCTAAATATAATAAAAATGGTTGTTATAGCCACCATACAGCTAAATGGTTTGATATAGACCCCGAGAGAGGACGTGAAGACGATCCTATCCAAGGCGAGTATACTCCAATCGTTTGGCTGTCTCCTGATATGAATTCAGTAGACCTCCATTTAAAACCTTTCCTGTATAGTATTGGTTGGAAACCTCTTGAATGGAATATGAAAAAAGAAGGAAGGAAGTGGATAAAAACAAGCCCTAAGCTTTGTGATACTTCCTTGGAAAAATTAGGCAAGGTTGGTAGATATATTAGCTGGTATAATACTACCAAAAGCCGTTATGGTATTATGAGTGGCTGGAGAGAGTCTCTAGATGAAAATAACCGTATACACGGTGATGCTTTTGTCATAGGCACCCCTACCTTTCGTTGTAGACATAAACACATTGTCAATGTGCCCGGTGCTGAAGCTTCTTGGGGGCCTAAGATGCGGGGGGTGTTTATAGCTGAAGAGGGTAATGTAATCGTAGGCGGTGATAGTGCGGGTAATCAGGCCAGAGCATTGGCTTATTATCTAAATGATGCTGAAATGACTGAAATGTTAGTTTACGGTGATATCCATGACAAGAATGCCGAAATTCTAGATTGTAAACGTAGTATAGCAAAGCGCTGGTACTATGCCTTTTTATTCGGTGCAGGGTTTGGTAAACTGTCTCTGTATTTATTAGGATATAGGGATTCTGATTACGGCCAAGAGAAAAAAGAACAATTTCTCGAGGCGTATCCGGCAATAAAAGAGCTAATAGAAAACCTAGAAGAAGCTTTTGAAAAAACAAGCAGGCAAGACAAAGAAGGGTTCAAAGGTTATATTCCTGCTATTGATGGTCGTAAAGTCTATTCAGATTCATCTCATAAATTGCTCAATTATCTATTACAGAGTTTTGAAGCAATCACTTGCAAGGCTGCGTTACTATATGCAACAGAAAAACTAGAAGAAGAAAAAATCCCATATTGGCCTCTTACCTTTTATCATGATGAGATACAAATAGAGACTCCCGAAAAGTATGCAGAAAGGGTCTCCGAGATACTGGTTGAAGCCTTCACAGAAGCCCCTAAGTGGTTTGGAGTAAACATCATGGGGGGTGATGCTAAAGTAGGAAGATCATGGTTACAGACACATTAGAAGAAAATAATAATGATGAGAGGCATTGGTCGTTATCAATTGACATTCACGATTACGATGCCCTAGTGAATGATTTTGGGGAAACCCTGATGGAGATCATCATGGATTTTCTCGAGATAGAAGATCCTTATTTACAACTCACAATGGAATACTCTGGGTTGTTCCCCTCAGAAGATTCCTTCAGTGAAGGAGTTAATTATGAATGGAATGAACAGTGGGAAATTCCAAAAGACGGTTGGGAGCCTGCCCTAGTACTAAAAGAGTTAGAGAGGGAGATACCTATGGGAATGGGGCAGTTTACCTTTGGTACACTAAACGGGAAGAAAGTGGTTTTTTGGCAAGATGCCTCTCCTCTCGCCCCTATGTGGAAAAAGGAGTGATCATGGAAAAGCCCATATTAGCTATAATAGATGGTGATCATGCAGTACACCAAGCAGAGTGGAACAATAACTTTGCTGCTTCTAAGAGAAAGATTGATGCTATTATTGATAATATCTTAGATTCTGTGTTTGCATCTTACTACAAGTTAGCCATTAAGGGAGATGGTAACTTCAGGAAAGAGTTGTTTTCCAAATATAAAGGGCATCGTAAAAGAGATAACGAACTCGAAGGGAAATTGAACGCGCTTCTTGAGTATATGATTATCCATCATGGTGCAGTACAAGCGCATGGTTGGGAGGCAGATGATCTGTGCCACCAGTGGCAGGCCGCTGCGTTAAAAGAAGATGACTTGTTTCCAGTTATCTGTTCTAATGATAAGGATATGCATACCATTGCAGGTTGTCATTACAACTACCGTAAACACACCATAACCCATATTGATGAAGATCAAGCAGACTATTTCTTAAACCTTCAACTATTGATGGGAGACTCAGCAGATAACATCAAAGGGATTCCTAAAGTGGGTTTTGTAAAAGCTACTAAAATGTTAGAGGGTATTCCTATGGAACATCGAAGAGAAGCCGTTAAGGAGGAGTATAAAAAATATTTCGGCAGCTCTTGGGAAGATGAGTTATTATTAAATGGTAATCTAGTCTTCATTCGTTCTGATATCAATCAAGGGTTTAGTATTTAATGGATAATGGCCACTGGGACGCCCCCTTTCAAATGGGCAGCGAGGACTATATAGGTTTCATATACCTTATAGTAAACTTAAACAGTGGCCGTTGTTATTTAGGTAAAAAGCTTTATAAACGAGGAGGAAAAAAGACAGTAAAACGTAATGGTAAGCGAGTCCCTAATCCCTCGTTAGGAAAGCCTACTGATTGGAAAAAGTATAAATCATCTTGCAACGAGTTGATTGAAGATATAAAAACCCTAAAAGAAAACTCATTCGATTTCTACTGTATCGCAGAATTCTCTGAGAAGAGAGATTTACACTATGCGGAGGTGAAGTATATCATGGAGTATGATATGCTAATCAGTGATTCTTTTTATAACAATCATTGTCCCGATATCTATTGCATACCACCCTGTCAAAAGAGTAGGAGTAGAAGAGAAAAAATAAAAACACTAATAAATCGGAGTTTGAAAAAATGAGTGGTAATACAAGCTCAAACCTTTTACACGCTAAGTTGGCGTGTCCCTCACCAGATTGTGACTCTAGTGATGCTTATCACATTTATGATGATCACGCTTTCTGTTTTAGTTGTAGAAAATATTTCCCTCCTGAAGAGGTCCCTGAATTAAAAGATAGCCTACCTCCGAAAAGGGAAGAAGAAGAGGAAGAAAATGTTGCTGATTTTAATTTAGCAAAAGATCTAAAAGAAATTCAAGACTATGAATGCCGTGAATTTGAAGAACGAAAAGTCAGAAAAGAAGTTTGTAAATTTTATGAGATTAGAATAGAACGTGGTCCTGATAAGGAAATAGTTGCACACTACTACCCTTACTATCACCGAGAAAGCGGTGTACTGACGGGTTACCAGAAGAGAAAACTACCAAAAGATTTTAAAACTATTGGTAAACGCAAATCTCTCTTTGGGAGTCAACTCTTTACCAAAGGGGGTAAACGAATTGTAATAACTGAAGGTGAAATTGATTGTCTAACAGTGGCTCAATCCGTAGAAGAACATTACAATACTTATTTCCCTGTTGTTGCTATTCCCGGAGTAAATTCTGATAAGATTATCGCAGAGAATAGGGAATTCCTAAGATCTTTTGATGAAGTGGTTCTTTGTTATGATCAGGATGAAGTAGGCATGAAGGCTGCTAGAAACCATGCTCGTAAGATAGGGGTGGATAAGTGTAAGATAGCCAAATTACCAGAGAAAGACCCTAATGCTGTGTACCTGACACATGGTGGAAGAACCATTCTAAAAGCCATCTGGAATGCTGAACCTTGGTCTCCTGCTGGGATTATGTCCAAGGATGATCTCCGAGAAGAGCTCTTGAATCACAACGAGAAAGAGTCAGTACCTTACCCATCCTGCATTGGCCAACTGAATAGTAAATTCAAAGGTCGTCGATTAGGAGAGATAACACTGTGGGCATCTGGCACAGGCTCCGGTAAATCTACCATACTCCGTGAGGTAATATTACACACGAGAGAAACTACAGAAGATAAGATTGGCATATTGGCGCTGGAAGAAAGACCGGGTGAAACTGCTAAACACTTGTGTGCAGTCTGGTTGAGTAGGAACCCCTCTCTAGAAGACATACCTAGTGCAGAGATACTACCTGCCTTTGAATACTTGTTTGATAATGATCGCATTATTGTTTTAAACCATCATGAGTCTGAAGGGTCTCTCTTAGAAATTATGGAAGAGATGGCCTTGATGGGTTGTAAATGGATCATACTAGACCACTTGACATTATTAGCTTCTGAGAGTTATGAAGCGGGGTCTGAAAACGCACAAGTAGACGCTATTATGAACCGTATGCGTCGATTAGTTAAGCAAGAAGACGTGCATGTAGATGTTATATCACAGCTCAGAAAGACTGGTACTGAGGGTGCTTCTTTTGAGGAAGGTAAGATGCCTAGTCTAGATGATATCAAGGGTTCTGGCGCTATCAAACAGTGTTCGTTCAATGTTATCGGTTTTGCTAGAAATCTAAATGCAGAAGATGAGTTAGAACGTAATACTATTAAATTAGCTTCACTGAAGTGTAGACACAGTGGTCAAACAGGCCCATTAGCTGACGCGTATTACTCTACTAAAACTAACAGAATTTGTAGAGAACCCCCAGTGGAGTACGAGAAAGACCCCTTCACTCGAATGAACGGGGCTGAAGTGTCTAACAAAAAAGAGAATACCTTTTTGGAGGATATGTAAAAAATTATGAAACAAAAGAGGATAAACCATTATCTGAGGGTTGCCGACATAGTTAGCGAACGGTCTTATTGCGAGAGAGCTAAGGTAGGTGCTGTAGCAGTCAGAGATGACAGGATTATCGCTACAGGGTTTAATGGTACAGCTCCGGGTATGCCTGATGTGTGTGAAAGGGTTGATGGAGAGACTTTACCTGCTGTTATTCACGCTGAAGTGAATCTAATACTACAACTAGCTAAGTCTAATGAGACCAGCCGTGGTTGTACAGTATTTGTCACGAGGCGTCCCTGTTTTAATTGTGCTAACTTATTACTATCAGCCGGAGTAGTTACCTTGCACTATTTAGACAAGGGAAGTAAGACAGAGGGGATTGATTATATTAAACATGAAATGTTAACAAAGTGCCATCCTTTGACGGCTATTGAAAAGACTGATTAGAAACAAGTCAAAAACTATCTATATAAAAACAGGGGCTGCGGCCCCTTTTCTATCTATAGGGAATAATAAAAATAATGGATACAATACTGAATAGAACAAACTCAATAACTCTCTCCCAAGCTAAAAACGTGCTGGGGGGTTTGATACAACATAACATTGATTTAAAAGAAAGGGGTATAAAACCGAGTAAACTGATCGTACCCTACTTAATAGGAGAGCCCGGGGTTGGAAAGACATCTATTGTAGAACAAATAGCAGCAGAGCAAGGTATAGAGCTTATTACGCTAATCATAGCCCAGTATGACCAAGCTGATTTAGGAGGCCTCCCTTGTCTGTATGATGATCCAGAAAACAACACAAAAATTTATATCAAGGCAAGACCAGAGTATCTTCCTACCGAGGGTAGAGGTATTCTATTTTGTGATGAAATAACACAAGCCTATATGGCTAACATGAATATTGTCTCACAGCTGACTAATGAAGGTCGTATTGGCAATCATAAATTACCTAAAGGTTGGGTAACGGTATTAGCATCAAATGATGCGTCTAACAGGGCAGGTACAAATCCCATGCCGACCCATTTGAAAGATAGATTGGCTCATTTCTGGGTGAAACCCAATCCAGAAGATACTGTATCCTACTTTCACTCGGCAGGGGTTAATACACAAGTTATTGCTTATTTGAAAGTTAGACCTGATATGCTACACGTATTTAAGGCAGATGATGATGTATGTCCTTCGCCGAGGTCTTGGGAAAAGGTGGGTACAATCTTAGACAACCCCTATCTGGATGGATATGCCAGAATGCGATCTATGATGGCAACGGTGGGAGAAGCTGCAGCGCGGGACTTCCGGGCATTTGAGATGTGCTGGGATAAGATGCCCGACCCCGATGAAGTAATCAAATCTCCTAAGGATGCACCAATCCCCGAGGAAGCGGATATAAGGTATATTCTAGCTACGGCAATTGCAGCCAAGACAACTGAAGATAATGCGAAGAATGTCATAGCATACACAGAAAGATTGGCAGAAGTTGGTGAAGAGTTTTCACACTACCTTGTTTCTTCAGTTATTGAACGAACAGGTGGTAGAAAATCACCGATGATAAAACGCAACAAAGCTTTCAAAGACTACATTTGGATTCATTGTAGGAATCTGTTTGATTACCTTGATGAGCCTTCGGAAGAGGGTTGATCACATGGATATGATTACA